CACTATCCCGCCAATTAACGTAACAGATATCTATTTATTTCAGGATAATACAACTGTAGACTCTTCTAACTTTAGCGTACAGTATTCCATATCATCCCCAGATTCTGGTGGAGCATTGGCAACTACTTTAGTAGTAAAAGAGTTAAATACTAGTTCAGGGTTTTTGGCTTTACCACTTGAAATAAAGGGTGTAGAATATGATGGAACAAACTGGGTACCTTTAACGGGAACTAAAAACGTCCACCTATTTATTACGGTGGTATAATGAAAAAGGGTGATCTATAGTGGCAGAAGAGAATATTGACAATACCGTCGGTGGTACTGGGCTCTTCAATACCAAAATACCTGGCCTTTCAGATGCAGCCGATATTCAGGCAGCCCTAAGACTTTATCACTACGGAACATACTCATATGATGGAGCAAATACAAACCCAGCAATCCTTCCAGTTCCATCTATGGCAAAACACCTTCAAACCCTTGTAGATGCAGATGCAGCAGAGGTAGTAAATAGAAATGCAGCAATTACTGCACATAACGCAGCGACCACAAATGTCCACGGTATAGCAAATACAGCAAACCTAGCAACCCAAGCATCTGTAACTGCAGCAATAACCAATGCTATTAATGGCTTAACTGGAGAATATTCAGATCTTGCTGGTAATGGAATTGACTGGAACTCTGTTGATTCAAGGTTTGATCTTGAGCCACAACTATTAAACAATAATACTGTAATAACTAAGACCTCTGGATTTACTTTAAATCCCCTGGATGTTAATAAAACAATTTTACTTTCTACATCATCAACAATGAATTTAACGATTCCTCTAAATTCTTCAGTTTCAATCCCAGTTGGATACAAGTATAACGTAATTGAAATAGGATCAGGAGTCACAACTTTTGCTCCAGCAGCAGGTGTAACAATTAACAGTAAAAACTCTCAACTATTTATTGATACACGATATGGTCAAGTAACCTTATTAAAGGTTGCAGAAAATTCTTGGATTGCCTATGGAGATATATATGAAGGTTCAAGCGCTCAAACATTCTTCAATGTAACGTACAACTGTGGAGGGGGAACTAACTGTCCTCCAAACACAACACATACTGGATCTTACACAATACCTTCAACAACACCAACACCTGGAACAGGAATGGGTGGATTCTTTGGATATTATGTTCAATCAGATGCTGGATGTTCATTACCAACTCAATATCCAAACTTCTCTAGAGGACAAACAATTACGTGTAATGGTAACTTAACAATAACAGCAGTATTTGCTGATCCACCTACTCCTACACCAACTCCTACACCTACACCTACCCCGACACCAACGCCAACACCTTCTCCAACTCCGACACCAACGCCAACACCTTCTCCAACTCCGACACCAACGCCAACGCCAACCCCTACACCTACACCTACACCAACCCCTACACCAACCCCTACACCAACCCCTACACCTACACCAACCCCTACACAACCACCAACAGGTGGATTCTTTGCATCGTTCTGTTCTAACGGAATAGCAATGTCAGATGGAGGATCTCAGTTTACTTCTGTTGGAGCATTGGAAGCATGGATAAATGGTAATTATGTATCACCAACTAACATTACATACAATCAAGGTTCTGCACCAGCATTGCCAAACTGTACACCAACACCAACACCAACCCCAACTCCAACTCCAACTCCAGGAACTACATACTATGGATGTTGTTCTAATGGATTAGGTGTAAGCGGATCTTATGCATCTTCAGGCGCAGCAGTTACAGGACTACAAGCAGCGTGTGCTGGTGATGAAGCAGGAAATAATTTGTCTGGAGGAGTATTTACATCACCACAAAGTTGTAACCCAACACCAACACCAACCCCAACACCTACTCCAACACCCGTAGTAACACCAACACCAACCCCAACCCCAACCCCCACCCCAACACCAGGACCATTTACTCCAAACTGTAATGATGTAAATACACTAAGAGAATCAGACTGTGCTGGTTGTGGAAAAGTCTGGAGTTCATCGTTTGGAGAATGTGTTGATCCTCCAACACCTACCCCGACTCCAACTCCAACACCAACGGCAACACCAACGCCAACACCTACACCTACACCAACACCTACACCTACCCCTACACCTACACCAACGCCAACGTCTTCGCCAACACCAACGCCAACACCTACTCCAACTCCAACTCCAACACCTACACCTGCAGGATGTCCAGCATGCCCTGCCCCAGGATCATGGAGTGCTTGGAGTGCCTGTTCTGGAGGAAATAGAACTAGAACAAGAAACAATTATGAAAGCATAGGAGCAGGAAATTGTTGCATACCTTACACTGAAGAACAGTCAGAGGCTTGCACATCAATTGCCACAATTAATACAATTAATACAATTAATACAATTAATACAATTAATACAATTGACACAATTAATACAATTGCCACAATTAATACAATTAATACAATCAATACAATTGACACAATCAATACGATTGCAACAATTAATACAATTGATACAATCAATACAATAAACTCAATTAATACGATTGCAACAATTGATACAATTGCTACAGGTGGTGGAAGTGGCTGTCACTTAGCGGGTACAAAGATAATGATGTCTGATAGAACTTACAAGAATGTAGAAGACTTAGTTATAGGAGATGAACTATTGTCTATTTCTGTTCCATCATTACTAGACACAGATTCATTAGATTATTTAAACACATGGTATGCAGACACATTAAATGATTCTGTCTTGTCAACAACTACAGTTTCAAACATTATTCCTTCAAGTTATAATGAGTATTATGTTATAAATAACAAATTAAGAATTACATTTGAGCACCCAATCTTAGTTAAAAGAAATGGAGTTTGGTCATTTAGAAATACTAGAGACGTACTAGTTGGAGATATGATTATAAACTCAAATAAAGAAACTGAATTGGTAAGTTCAATAGAGCATATACAGAATGAAACAGTACAGGTATATACTCTAGACACAGAAGTTCATGACATTTATTTTGCAGAAAATATACTTGTTCACAACTATACAGATAAACAGATTCCAGACTAATAGACAAAAACAACTAGAAGATGGGGTAATGGTATAATTAATATTATGAATAAAATTGAGTTAGATGATAAAATTGTTGTATACAGTAATTTTTTTGATAACCCCATGTATTTTGCTGAAGAAGCAGAAAAAATTTTTAAAAAATTCCCTGCATTACAATATAAGTCAGCAACTATAAACAATCATGAATACAATACTGATCTTAGGTCTTGTACTGTTTTTTCTTTAAGTTCACAAGAATCAAATCACGATGACATTTTTGGCTCAGGATCAAAAAAGGCAAAAGAGATGTTAAATAAAATGATTAACAGACAAACCTTTGAGTGTATGAATGATTATTTTAAAACATATAATTTTTCTATAAAAAATAGAGAAAGTTGGGAACTTCTTGAATACAAAGAAACCCAAAAACTAACGTGGCATTCTGATCACGGAGATGTTCACCCATGTCAGGTATCTTTTGTATATTATTTTAATGATGACTATGTCGGGGGAGAAGTTGAATTTAAGAATTATATAGGGTCACCGTATAAGCCAAATGCAGGTGATTTATTAATTTTCCCTTCAGCACCAGAATATCTACACAGAGTTCTTCCAATAGAATATGGGACTAAAAATAATGCTATTTCATTTGCAAAGTAAGGATAGGGGTCATATGAATCGTATAGATAAAATAAAAGAAATTATCGAAAATAACAAAAAGTCTGAAGTAAATCCAATAGATCTTATTAACCCAAACACAGAGTGGGCTAGTGAAGAAAAAAGTGTTTTAAGGTTTGAAATATGCAAAGCATGTCCAGAACTAATAAAATTAACAAAACAATGTAAGAAATGTGGATGCCTAATGCATTTAAAAACAAAGTTAGAGGCTGCCACATGTCCGATTGGAAAATGGTAATGAATATTAAAAATTCAGAAATAATAAAAGAAGATTCATTATCTAGAATATTTATTAATATTCCATGTTATAAAGATCCAGAAATTTGGTTGACTGTTGAAAACTTTATTAAAAATGCAAAATATCCAGAAAGAGTATTTTTTGGAATAACTCTTCAATCAGATAACATATCTCAGGACAGAATTCGGGCACTTGAATATAAGAATGTAAGTCTAGACGCTATTGAGCCTGGATCAATTGTAGGGTGCCAGCCTGCAAGAAAAAACTCTCATAAATTTTATAAGGATGAAGAATATTATCTAAATATGGATTCTCATATGAGGTCTATAAAAAACTGGGATGTAGAAATAATCACAGAGTACGAGTTTAACAAAGAGCAACATGGTGTATCAATATTTACAGCATATGCACCACCGTATGATCTATTCCCAGATGGTACAGATGACATTAACTCAGATATAAAATCAAACCCTACATTTTTTATGTCGGAGTCAAACATTGCTAATTTTTATAAAAACTTAGTTCCACAGTTTACATCACAGTATACAAACCCTGGTCATAATGTTTTGTCCCCATACATTTCTGGACATTTCTTTTTTACAGAAAAACAAGTAATAGAAAAAGTTCCATTTATGTCAGAAATAACATTTACAGAAGAAGAACCTTTGATGGCTTTAAGGTTTTTTACTGCAGGATTTAACCTTGTAACACCAAGTAAGGTTTTTGTTTATCACAGATATGGCAGAGGAGGAAGAAGTTTGTTTTGGGAAGATTTTCCAGAAAAGTTTTTTCCAGAAGATGAAAAATCTAGAAACTACTTTAAAAAACTTGTTACAAGCAACAAAATAGACTCCTCAAATGGTTTGTTTACAGAAAGATCTCTTAATGATTACGAAAAATATTCTGGAATTAGTTTTTCTTCTTCAACACTTCATGATGGGGTAAAGTCTGGAATGCCTTCTGGATCATTTGAATAAAAAACTGGGCCAAGCAAAAGCCTGACCCAGTTATTTTTATATTAACTACTTAGGAAATTTGTTCATCCACATTCTGGTCTTAGGGGTAATGCCCTTCCAAGAAGACCAATCATCTCCACCCTTTGTCATGTAGTATACAATTTCTGCATTCTTCACGGGATTGAATAATTCAGCATTAGAGTCCAAGTCAAACTTATCCCTACGATCAGGACCAAGTGTATCAATCATATTAATTTGGAACATTCCATAAGAGGAGTCCCCAGTCTTGTGGTTGCCATTAAATGCCAAAGGCCTACCATTAGATTCTTTCTTGGCAATGGCCCAAGCCACTACAAGATCTTGCCCCTTAAACCCTACAAGGGAAAGGAGTTGCTTTAGTTCAATATCGGTCAGAGATGTCTTATTCTCAAAACTCTCTAGCCTTTTTGCCTTAGAAACCAAAAAAACCTCTTTCGAGGCGGTTTCCGATATCTGAGCCTGTTTTAGGCTAAGGTTGTTCTTAGTATCAAGATCCGAAATAGCATTAGCAGAATTAGACATAACTGTTACTAGTGCTACGATACTGAGTGTGCTAATGATCTCTTTGTTTCTTTCGATAAATTTAATCATAGTTTCCTCCTTAGAAAACAATAACACCTTGGTAGGTGTTACTACCTAGTATAACATAATTTTGAGCCAAAAGTCAAATCTAGGTGTATAATAAAGATTATGCCACAATATGCATCTAACTATCCTACCTCACTATCATACCCTATTGCCTCAGATCCCGTTAATGTACACGGAGACTTTAAAGTATTGGTTGATGCTTTAAATAATATTTTACCACCACTAGGAATGACTAGTGTTGCTTCACCTGTAAGAAATGCAAGTTCTTCTCTTACACTTCCCGCAGGAACTCCAGTATTTATTTCTGGAAGCATTTCTCATGGTGGAAAATTAAAGCCTCTTGTGCAGAAATATAATCCATCAAGTTCTGACCATAATCCAAACTTTCCAATACTTGGTTTATTACAAGCAGATATGCTTCCTGCAAGTTCTACTGGTGGCGACGGTATTGCTGTAGTTTCTGGAATTATACAAATGAATACAACAGTTTTTGCTGATGCCACTGCTGGAGCAAAAATCTATATAGACAGTACTGGAAACCTTGTTGCAGTTCGTCCAGCAACTGGCCCAGCAAGATACGTTGGAGTTCTTGCAATTAAAGAAACTAAACCAAAGGGTGGAATGATAGTTGTTCAAACAAAGGGTAACGGTACATGGGGAGCCCTTAAAGACGGGTTGTCGTGATATAATAACACTATGGCTACTTTTAGAAATCAACCCACAGACTCTTATGCACTAGGTGCTGCTCCACCAGAAATTCGTTGGACAGTTGTTCGTGGTGATTCAGCAGCCTTTCGTGTTTATGTAACTAACGATGCAAGAGAGCCACTACTCCTAGATGACTGGCAAGTTAAAATGGACATTCGTCGTAATGCAAGCCTTGTTCTTTCTTTGTCCCCTCAGCCAATTGAGTTTCAAGATACAGAGGGAAGTTTTACTGTAAACCTTACATCCTCACAATCTGAACTTCTTCAGACAGGAGACATCTTCGATATTCAACTTACAGAACTTCTATCAGAAGGCAGAGTTTGGACGGTAGCCAAAGGGTCAATGGTTATTATTGAAGACGTAACACAGTAATGCCAACACACCAATTAGCACATGCACAAGTACAGGAACTTGATTTAAGACGAGTTCGTATAGATCACATACAACCAAAAGCAAGAGTTCAAGAGGTTTTGCCATTTAGAGTTCAGTTTATTAACGTAAGTGTGTTTGGATATTCAAAGACAAACCCTGCTCCAATCCCACTACAAGTTATTGGCTACAGCAACTATATTCTTTAATTAGATAATTAAAAGGGTGATATAATTACCACATGGCTAAGATATCAATCGCAAGTGTAAAATCCCTGTTTCAGACAGGTGACAGACCTACTCAAGAAAATTATGTAGATCTAATCGATACCGCAACTGCTCAATCAACAGATTTGGGTTCTGCAGGTAATAACGAAGTTACAGTCAACGGGATTGAAAACGTAACTGTTGTTGATAACTTTGATGCTACAGAATGGCGCATGGTTAAGTATATTATTTCAATAGCAAAAACCACTGCAGGAGCCAACAAGTTCTATTCAACCGAATTAACAATTCTTGTTGACGGAATAAATATAAATGTTACAGAATATGCAACAATCGACAATGATGGGAATATTGGCACCATTAATGTCTCCCGCACTGGAAATACCGTGGCTTTATCAGTCACTCCAGTAAGCGGTATTACACCTATAACAGTTCGTTACGCACGAATTGGATTAAAGGCTTAAGGAGATATAAAAAATGGCAACAGTAAATAAAAATTTCAAGATCAAACAAGGTCTTGTCGTTGAAGGTACAACAGGTACAATCAACGGTTTCAACATTCTTACAGAGAATCAGGCTTCAGAAGATTACATCGTTGGTATTGTCGGAGGAACTACACTTGTTACCTCCGTTGAATCAACACAGATGGAAGTTACTTCTGGCGAACTAAATATTAAATCAGGAGTATTTGATGTATCAGGTGCTGCAGCAGCAGCACAGTCTGCAGCAGTATCAACTGCATCAGCAGATGCAACATCTAAGGCTAACGCAGCGAAGACTGCAGCAGAAGCAACAGCCTCTGCAGATGCAACTTCAAAGGCAAATGCTGCAAAGACTGCAGCAGAAGCAACTGCTTCAGCAGACGCTACTTCAAAGGCAAATGCTGCACAAGCAGCAGCAATCTCAGCAGCAGCAACTGATGCAACTACTAAGGCAAATGCTGCACGGACTGCAGCAGAAGCAACAGCAGCATCAGCACTTACATCTGCAATTAACACAGAGGTTGCAAACCGCAACACAGCAATTGAAACTGCAGTAGATAATCTTGTTGATGGTGCCCCAGCACTTCTAAATACATTAAATGAATTAGCAGATGCAATTAACAATGATGCTAACTACACAACAACACTTACATCATCACTTGCAACAAAGGCACCACTTGCTTCTCCAGCACTTACTGGAGTCCCAACAGCACCTACTGCAGCAGCAAATACTGATACAACTCAGATTGCAACTACAGCATTTGCTAAGGCAGAAGCAGATGCAGCACAGGCTGCAGCAGAAGCAACAGCCTCTGCGGATGCAACTTCAAAGGCTAACGCTGCAGTATCAACAGCATCAGCAGACGCTACTTCAAAGGCAAATGCAGCACAGGCTGCAGCAATTGCACACGCAGATGCTCTTACAACATCTGATGTGGCAGAAGGAACAGCACAGTATTTCACAGATGCTCGTTCTAAGGCTTCAGCAGCAGATCTTTTGACTGGTGCTACAAAGACTAACATTACAATTACAGGTTCAGGTTCAGGTCTTGTTATTACCGCAGAAAACGGTGTAGCAGATTCTACAACATCTGATCTTGCAGAAGGTTCAAACCTTTACTTTACAAATGCTCGTGCAATCTCTGCAACAGCAGCATCATATGATGTTCTTGGTGCAGCAGCAGCAGCAAAGACTGCAGCAGAGGCTACTGCTTCAGCAGATGCAACAAGCAAGGCCAATTCTGCAAAGACTGCAGCAGAGGCTACTGCTTCAGCAGATGCTACAAGCAAGGCTAACGCAGCACAGGCTGCAGCACAATCATTTGCTACTTCAGCAGACACAGCACTTCTTGGAACAGTAACAACAAATATTGCAACTGCTAAATCTGCAGCCGAAGCAACCGCTTCAGCAGACGCTACTTCAAAGGTTGCTGCAGAAGCAGCACTTAGAGTATCTGCAGACACAGCAGCAATTGCAACCGCAGCATCAGATGCAACCACTAAGGTTGCTGCAGAAGCAGCACTTAGAGTATCAGGAGATTCAGCATCAGTTGCGACAGCAGCAGGAGACGCTACTACAAAGGCTGACGCAGCCCAAGCAGCAGCAATCTC